TAGGTCTATCATCCATACTGGAAGAAGTAACACGTCTGCGGTTGCGCTTTCGGATCTGTTTACGCTTAATTGTTCTCACCATGGTATCTGACTGTGTTATTACTCTATATAATACTGGATGGTATCTTCACTTCGAGGGTAAATCTTTCGTTTCTGGCTTTGAAACTTAATAGCCCGAAACTCATCCTCCAACATCTTCTGAACATCAGGTAAAATGCCAAATGCTTTGTACATGGATATGCGGGCTACCGTCTGGTCCACTAGAAACGGGCGCGATTTGGAGGCCATGCTGCGCCAACTCCTAGTGGAAAACTTCATATCCTGTAACAAGCGTTCAACCCTATCAGCTCGAACATTGGGGGAGAGCATACTAGAGTACCAGGCATCCAACACCGGCACCCCTTCGTATAAAGCCAGCCCACATACACCAGTGGCGTGCTGCACCTCCTCGAAAGTGGCCCAATCCCTACTTGTTATAGAGCAGCGATCTAACTTAATACATTTATGTACATTCCTAACCATCATCCATTTTCCTCCTCCCATGTTGACGGGGTTGCTTTGGCAGAATTCAACCCGCTCGAGCTCGTAGACGGGATCTTCTATCTCCATCTCGAACCCAAACCGCAAACAATGACCCGCGAAAGGTTCTAACAAGCTGAGGTGTTGACTTTCAATTATCACACCTCCATCATCACCATCATTGATGAAACGCGTTTTCACCCCCAGCTCATTAAGGAACTTGTAAACTATGGAACACATGATGAGGACATTTCCGCATGAAGTATTCATGTCCCCTGATCCTCTCTTGCCTTCACATGTGTACTTCACAAGCCCATCTCCCACAGATGCGTAGCCAACATTATCTATCTGCCAACCCAAGTACTTGCTCAACTCAGGACTTTTAAATATGGCATTGTAAACACTATGCTCATACTTCAAAGCATCAACACTAACGTGTTGATCAAACCTCGAGGCATCAAACCCAACAAACACCGGATTATTGAACTCATGCCAATACCCAGCTATAGTTTGAGCCCTATCCCAAGGAGCATCGCACTTCATTACAACATGGTAACCAAACAAGCCATCTATCGCTCCATACAGAGCCTTCTCCATCGGTCTAATATACCTACCAATCAAAACATTGTAGGCATAGGACCGGGGTTGTATGAGACGAGGGCAAGGGTTCTTCTTAATGGTTCCATCATACCATTCAGCCTTAATAAATGTATTCCAAAAACCCATGGACCGTTTGGGTCCTACCGTTTCCAAACGTTTGGCTGCAGTCGCATATCGTTTAGCCTTCAGTCCTGTGTATGAATTGACAAACTGCTGGTTCGTCCACACAGGAGGATGGTACGGCATACAACGCAGAAGTTGACGTCTTATGGCTCCTAGCTCTTCAAAAGCCTTATCCTGCGGCTGAGGGCAGGGGCCAAGTCCACTAGGAGTTTTAACATAATAAAGCCTCTCATTCAGAGCCCGCTTTACTACGCTAAGGGAGTTATTGTAAAAGAAGATGTTATTTCCCACAACATCCCGTGATTCTATAAATCCATTTCTGGTTTTTACTATTCCTGTGTTGGAGACCTCAGTGATATTGGGACTGTGCCTGCTACTAGCAACAGCCTCAGCACCACTTACAACAACACGGCACCCCTATTTTCTAGCGGAAGCATCCCATCGGTCGGTTTGCCTCAACACCTTTCTTAAACTATCATCCTCAAGCTCATAAATGTCCCTCACAAAAGTTAGAGTGATGGCCTTGTGTAGATGCCTAATGATCTGGGAAGGTCTCAAACCATCTTCCTTCATCATCTTATAGACCCTATCATGCACAATGCTCTCATTCTCAGCTGAGTATGACGGTTTGCGGAGCTCCAATCTAGCTCGCCTACTGTACTTGAAAGCAACTCTCAGTCCAGTAGCACTCTCTTCTAAATTCTCAATGTCCAACCCCTCCTCCAATTCCGATAATGCCAATTGTTCTAAGTACACCTTACTACGCTTTGAAAACTCAAACTTGAGTCTCAAATCATAGGAATTTATAACTTTAGCTGCCTTGGCGTGGTTCCTATTAATCTGCCACTCTAGAGCGTGGCTGTCCAAAATCATCTTTGCCAACAAACCACCAGCAACAGCAACAAATGCGCCGCTGACAACGTTGTCAATGACACGAACCACAGGGAGGTGGCTAGCCACCCTGGTAACAAGCGATACAACTTTGAGAATACCCATGTTATCGTATATGTTACTTATCAGATGCCGCGGAGATTGAATAATGAACCTGCAATATCACCCGGGACTTACGTTTGTGCATGTATGAAGTATGACCATCTATAGTGGAACGTGAAACGAGAAGCCTCCGCCTTTCGGGCGTGGGACATCCAAGGTCAACATCCGCGGCGATGTTGCCCGCTTCTCTACCGACGCGAGTGTGCAGTAGGTGTGGTCAGTGATACCACCGTTAGCTAGGGGAAGA